CGGCTCCAAGGGCGATAGTAGTTCGAAGACGCCCACCGAGGCGGCGGACAGCCTGCGCTCGATCTCGTATTTCCGCATTCTCGACCTAGTGTCGGAGGGCGAGATCGGCGGCTTGGTCAATGGCCTGCAGTCGGTGTTCCTCGACCAGACGCCCGTGGCAAACGCTGATGGAACGCTGAACTTCCAGGGCGTGCACGTCGACCTGCGCACTGGCACGCAGGACCAGAGCTACATCCCGGGCTATTCGAGCGTCGAGAACGAGATCTCCGTCAGCACGGAGCTGAAGTCGTCGGCACCGTGGACGCAAGCACTCAACGACACCGACCTCTCCGCAGTGCGGCTCACGCTGGGCGTGCCGTCGCTGCAGCAGACGAATACGTCGAACGGCGACATCCAGGGCTATTCGATCCAGTTTGCGATCGACGTGCAGACCGATGCTGGCGCCTTCCAAACGGTGCTCACCTCCGCGTTCACGGGCAAGCAATCGGGTGAGTATCAGCGAAGCATTCGCGTCGACTTGCCGGCGGCCAGCACCGGCTGGACGATACGTATCCGGCGTCTGACGCCGAACAAGAACAGCGCCACCGTCGCCGACACGATGACGGTCGTCAGCTACACCGAGATCATCGACGCGAAGCTGCGGTATCCGAACAGCGCCTACCTCGCGATCAGCGGCGATGCCTCGCAGTTCTCGAACATCCCGGCGCGCGCCTACGACCTGTGGGGCCGGCTGGTCCAGGTGCCATCCAACTACAACCCGTCGACTCGCGCATACACGGGCGTGTGGGATGGCAGCTTCCAGAGCGCGTGGACCAACAACCCCGCATGGGTGTTTTACGACATCGTCACCCAGAACCGCTTCGGCCTGGGCGACCTGATCGACGCATCGCTGCTCGACAAGTGGTCGCTGTACCAGATCGCCCAGTATTGCGATCAGTTGGTCACGGACGGTAACGGTGACCAGGAGCCGCGCTTCACCTGCAACGTCTTCCTACAGACGCAGGAGGACGCCTACAAGCTGCTGGGAGACCTGGCATCGATCTTCCGCGGCATCGCTTTCTGGGGAGGCGGCACGATCACCGCCTCGGCTGATATGCCGGCCGATCCTGTTTACACGTACACCGGCGCCAACGTCGTGGGCGGCAAGTTCACCTACCAGTCGACCGCTCGTAAGACCCGCTACACGACGGCGCTGGTTACCTGGAACGACCCGGAAAACTTCTACAACCAGGCGACCGAATACTACGAGGACCCCGACGGACTGGCGCGCTACGGCATCCAGCAGACGTCGTTCGTCGCCTTCGGCTGCACGTCGCAGGGTCAGGCCCAGCGCGCCGCCAAATGGACCGTGCTGAGCAGCCAGCTCGAGACCGATTCGGTCACCTTCCAGGTGGGCCTGGACGGCCTGATGTGCGCGCCTGGCCAGATCATCAATATCGCGGATGCCAAGCGTGCTGGTGCGCGGCAGGGTGGCCGCATCAGCGCCGCCACGAACAACAGCGTGACCGTCGATCGCGCGCCGGACCAGGCCGCCGTCGGCGATAGCTTGACCGTGATCCTGCCCACCGGCCTGGCTGAAACGCACGCCATCAGCGGCATCGTCGGGAAGGTCATCTCGATCAGCGGCAATTTCAGCCAAGTGCCCGTGGCCCAATCGGTCTGGGCGGTGCAGAGCGCGACGCTGGCGCTGCAGACATACCGCGTCACCAGCGTTGTCGAAGACAAGTCGGCAACGGCCATCACGTTCACCGTCACTGCCGTGCAGCACAACGCCAGCAAGTTCGCGGCGATCGATAACGGCACGGCCATCCAGGTGCCGCCGATCAGTCGGTTGCCGACCGGCCTGCAGCCGCCCCCGACGAACGTCACGGTCACCGGCGGCGTGGTCACCATGCAGGGCATCGCCACGAACGTGATGACGATCAGCTGGGAAGCGCCGGCGGGCGCGGCCAGCTACAAGGTCGAATGGCAGAAGGACAATGGCCAGTGGATTCAGGCGGGCACCGTTTCCACGGCATCCATCGACATCCAGGGCATCTACACCGGGCAATACCTGGCGCGCGTGACGGCTATGACCGTGGGCAACACCCCGTCCGTGCCCGCCTACAGCGCGCTGACCGAAGTGCAGGGCAAGACGGGCGCACCACCTTCGCTGACCTTCCTGACGGCCACCAGCAAGATCTTCGGCGTCGATCTGGCGTGGGGCTTCCCCGACGGCGCCGAGGACACCCAGCGCACGGAGATCTGGTACAGCCAATCGCCGAACCTCGCGGATGCGACAAAGCTGGGCGATTACGCGTACCCGGGCAACTCCATGTCCATGAACGGCCTCGCCGCGGGCGCGTCGTTCTTCTTCTGGGGTCGCTTGGTCGACCGCACCGGCAACATCGGGCCCTGGTATCCCACCGGTGCCGGCGTCAACGGCCAGTCCAGTTCGGACGCGACCCCGATCCTCGATTACCTCAACGGCCAGATCACGAACAGCCAGCTTGGCCAGGACCTGCTGAGCACGATCCAGCTGGTCGAGCCGGACATGGCCGGTGACGAAGGAGCCTTCGCGGGCGACACGGTGAACTACGCCGGCACGTGGACGCTGCTGTATGCCCAGCAGTCCGACGACCTGACGCTCTCGAAGCGCATCGATACCGTGGCGGCGTCGATGAACGGGTTCAGCGCCTTGGTGCAGACCGAGACGCAAGCACGCATCGATGCCGATGGCGCCATGGCCAGCCAGATCACCAATGTGCAGGCGACGGCCGGGAGCGCACAGGCCCTTGCGCAGACTGCAGCCACGACTGCGGCGAACGTCAATGGAACCGTTTCGGCGGCTTACACGATCAAGGTGCAGATCGCGACAGGCGGCCAGTACTACGCCGCCGGCATGGCGGTCGGCGTCGATAATTCCACTGGCATCGCGCAATCGCAGATCCTGTTCCAGGCTGATCGTTTCGGCGTGATCAATGTGGCCAACGGCAGCACCACCACGCCCTTCGTCATCGTAGGCGGCCAGACGTTCATCAACCAGGCCTTCATCGGTACTGGCTGGATCACTAACGCAATGATCGGCGGGGTTATTCAGTCATCGGCGGTGGACGTCAACGGCAATCCGCTGTGGTCCTTCGACAAAAGCGGTGCGCTGGTTCAACGCAGCTCTGGCACGAGCGGAACCGATTCGTATCGGATCGAGCAGGACGCTATGGGCCGTCGCCTCTACATCAACAACGTGCTGCGCATGCGCGACGGAGCCTGGTAATGCCCGTCGGCTTCCAGACCTTCGATGCGAACGGGAACATCATCGTCGACATCACCACGCGCATTACGCGCGTGAGCGGTATCGCGTCCATCCCGGCGGGCAGCACGGGCTCCGTGGCTGTTCCCAATGCGTCGCAAGGAACTATCTGGTACGCATTCCTCCACACAAGTGGCGAGCGCTACTACCCGGTTGTCACAGTCAGCGGCGGCACGATCTCGTGGACGCCATCGACGCAGGGGACGCCGAGCGACAAGAGCATCATCTTCGGAGTCTATTGATGCCAGTTGGATTTCAAATTCTCAACGCTGATGAAGTTACCGTTCAGATAGACGATACGTACGCCAATTTGGCCGTGGTGGAGATGGGCACCAAAGCCACCGACACGGCTACGGCTGCCGGCGGCAACTCGTCAGTGACCTTCTCGAAAGCCGGTTTGAAGAATCCACTGATCGCGGTGGCGGGAAGCAATCCGCAGGTGGCTGTCTGTTGGTTGATCGACGCGTCAACGGGAACCTGGGGATTCAACATAACCTCCGGTGGCGGCATAGGAACGCAGGCCAGATACCTGATCTTCGATAGCCCGCCCGCGACGACGACGAACTTCGGTCGCCAAATCTTCGACGCCAACGGCAACAAGACCTTCGATTCGAACTTCCGCTACCTGCGGGTCGTCGACATGCAGCTCAATGCCGTGGGCCCGTTCAACTACGACGCGAGCAAGCAGTATGCCGTGTGCCATCTCCGCTTCGGCTTTCGCGTGTGGAACCAGACGGGCTTCAATCAGGTACAGGGCTCAACTGTGAGCGGTGGAACCGTGAGCCTGAGCTATCTGGCCGTGGCCACGGTGCCCGGCAGCCCAGCGCAGCTCAACCAGATGACGCCGTCGCTACTCATCCTCGACATCACCAACTACGGGCTATGAGCCCGGCGCATTGCATCACCTGACCGAGGCATCTATGGCACAGCAAGTCATAAATTTTGGCACGGCTCCCGATGGGGCCGGTGGCGACAATAGGCGCGCAGCGTTGGAAAAGCTGCAGAGCAACGACACCGAGCTCTATGGATTGGCGGCAGCTAACGCCAGCGCCATTGCGGACATCAACCCCTATTGCGGACTGCGTAACCTGTTGATCAACGGCGATGGGCGGGTGAATCAGCGCGCCTTCGCTGGCGGTGCGCTTGCAGCGAACACATACGGCTACGACCGCTGGCGCGCCCTTGGCGCAGCCAGTGCGATAACCTTCGGCACCACTACGATCTCGCTGCAAGGAACGAACTGCCAGATCATGGAATCGCCGGACGTGGGGAATGCCACTGTCACCGTGTCTGTCAGCAATCCGAGTGGACCGATCACGGTCAGCCTGCAGCCCGACGGCACGACGGTCACCACAGCTACGGGTATCATTCCGGCTGGCGCAGGCCTTCAGAAAGTTACCCTGCCGATTCCGGCGACACTTACCGGCAACGTGTTTGTCCTGCTTACCGTCGCTGGCACCGTGACGATCGACGGTCCAGCAAAACGCGCTGGCATACAGCTTGAGTTGGGCTCAGTGGCTTCTCCGTTTGAGCGTCGCCTGATCCCTCTCGAAATGATGATGTGCCAGCGCTATTACGAGGCACGTGGCGCCTATCTCAATGGCTACGGCGCAGCTAGCACTTCCGTTGCATTTGATATTCCATTCGCTGTTCCGAAACGGGCAGCACCGACAATCACATGGCCCAGTATCGGCTATGCCAACTGTAGCGGCATTAATACCGTATCTATCTCCACAAGTCGCTTCATTGCTCAGTACACCGCGACATCGTTAGGCGGCACGCTGTTCAATGGCTCATGGGCAGCCGCGGCGGAGCTTTGATCATGACGACCTACACCGACTACACCGATTACATCCTGCGTGACGATGGCGCGCAGATCCCCGTGGACGACGGAAACGCCGACTTTCAGGCGTATCTCGTATGGAAGGCTGAAGGAAACGCGCCAAGTCAGCCGCCGGCACCAACGGTGGAAGACATCATCGCGCGATTCATGCCGCAGTTGCAGGCGTGGATGGACGGCACTGCTCAGCAAAACGGCTATGACAGCGTGGTCTCCTGTGTTTCGTACAAGGACAGCGGTGTGACGCAATGGGCGGCGGATGCCGCAGCTATGATCGCTTGGCGTGATGCGGTATGGCAGTGGGCGTACCAGCAGCAGCCCACCCTCGATGCGATGACGCCGGAGCAGATCGCGGCACTTACGCCCGACTACATCATCGCGCAGGCGCCCAAGCCCGACGCCTACAACTGGACGGTGCACGCGCCTGGAGCGCCGACCACGTAAGGGCGCCGTTCTCCTGGATTGAGACACCGTCGACATAGGCTGGCCAGGGGTACGGTTCCGGGGGCGGGGCATCCGTCAACATTGCCAGTCAAGCAGCCACAGCCGGTGCTGCCGGCGCTGGTGGAATTGTCATCGTGATGGAGTATGCGTAATGAAAACCTACGCTCGTATCGATGGCGGGACCGTCCGTGAGCTTTTTGAAACCGATGACGACATCACGGAACTTTTCAACCACGCCTTAATATGGGTCGACGTTACTAGCGTCGTCCCGCAGCCCCAGTATGGATGGGTTTACAGCGATGGTGTTTTCAGTCCGCCGGCGGATAGTTGATTTGCCGACCTCGCCTTGTGAAGGCGTTGAAACGGCGTCTCGATGAATCTGTACGACAGGTCCGAAAGGATCCCTACCAGAACTACTGTGGCGACCAGCGCGGCAATCATGTTGCCCGCAGTTGGCTCGCTATGGGACGTTCGGACGAGTAACTCTCTAACCATGAGGATCACTGGAAGGTGGCATAGATAGATCGAGTAGGATCGCTCGCCAATCCACTCGAACGGCATCGACCAGAAACACGCCGAATAGCTATCGCCCTTCATGGAAGAGGCAAGACACAGAAATGCCCCCAAAGCGATGAACGGAAGCGTCATTGGCTGAGGGATGTGGAGCGGAGCCAATATGGTCATGAGCACGCCGGCGGCCAATGCGATCCTGGCGGCCGTGGTCGAAAGGAAGCGGCGCTGAAGTAGTTGCTCGCTGATCAAGTACGACAGTAAAGACCCGAGCGCAAAGGACTGAAACCGAAGTGCCCACGGAAGGGACCAAAGCGGCGCGTCAAAGAACGACATGATGACTGCGCCCGTCACCATAAACCCGACAGCTCTTTTACCCCCCAACAGAACCATTAGCGTCGACAGCGAAGCATAGAGCTGCCACTCAAGCGATAGTGACCATGTTATGCCGTTGAAATCCGGATTCCCGCATAGCGCGTAGTCCGGTATGCAGGCAGACCAGTAGACGTTCGACACGCCCACTAACGCAGCTGCTCCACTCAAAGCGGCTTTTGATGCGGACGCAAAGTTCACGTGGGTAGATACAGCAGCAACGCCGACGGAAACGACGATCCAAAAGAACGACGCAGGGTAAAGGCGAAGGAATCGGTGCGACCAAAACCCCTTCAACGCTTCGCCCGTACTGTTGGTAGTCGACAGCTGCTGGGCAAAGGTCCGATAGATGAGAAACCCTGAGATCGCGAAGAAGATGTCGACGCCGGGCCAGAACTGGACGTGATCGAACATCCTGCCGTACGCGTCAGGCGTCGGTAGCCGGTTCCGGTAGTGCTGCATCACCACCAGTAATATTGCGATAGCGCGCAGAACCTGTATGTCCTGGTTCTTAGATTTCGGGGTCTTCATCGGGCGATGATAGACGACAGGCGCCGAGCCTTCGACGGGCCCCCAATCCCACCCGCTGAGACGCTGCCGGCGTAGCCTGCCGGCATGATCGTCTACGAACGAAATGACTGGGAACCTGTCGAACGGTACTACTTCCGCTCGACGCGTGGTATGACACCCATTTGCGAGCTCGCGCGGAAGGGCGAGGGCTGGGAGGTGCTGTTCTACCGCGGGGCGACGCGCCCGGGCCCGCATCCTTACGCCAGCTTCGACCACGCCAAGGCGCACATCATGCGGTTCCTTGGACCGCGCGAGGACGAGCTGCGCGGGCCTGAGGCTGTCTGGGCGACGGCGAACGCCAATCCGACGGCCACGCCCGCCGGCAACCTCCAGACGCGGCACCCCCGCCGCGCGCGCCGCAGGTCGTCGCTATGACGGTATCCCGCGAAGCCACTCAAATCCTCCTGAACAAGCTGGTCGTCCAGCTGCCGCGGCTGCGCCGGGAGAACCCCGATCCCGCCGACTTCCTTTGCGAGTTTGCCGGCCTGGCTGACGTCATTGTGGATGGCGCAGCACCCGAAGATTTTGACTGGGCCGTGACCAGCGTCGAGGCTATGCTCATGGCTCCTGGGGCGGCTGCCCCGCGCTGAGCTGCTGGCGATGTGCTATTCCGCCGAAGTATGGGAAGACTTCCGCCTATATGAGCGCATGGGCGGCACGCTCGATATCCATGCGTTTGCTCAGATGATGGAAGCGCGCCGCGCAACGGGCGACCTATTCAAGGTCGTGCCCAAGGCCATGCGGGAACCCTTCGAACACCCTCGCAATGAGGGCGAGAAGGGCGTCAAGGAGAAGATGCTGGAGGCCTACCGCGCCGCCACGCTTGCGATCGAGGAAGAGATCGCGATGCAGACCGAGCGCCTGGTCAAAGCTGAGGCCGTTCTGGCTTCCGTCAAACCCACCAAGAAAGCAGAGAACGACAAGCGCGTGGCCACCAACAAGGTCGCCGCGGCGCGCGAGAAGCTCCAGGAGATGCAGGCGCATGCCGAGTCGGACGGCTATGGCCGCATGTGGCCGGGTCAGTTCGCGCCCGTGCTGATCCGCGACCCAGCCACCGGCGCACGCATGATCGTGCCTGCGCGCTACCGCTGCCGGTTGCCGGGCTGGACCAAGGCCATGGAGCTGGAGAAGCCGGGCACCTACAACGCCCGCAAGGACAAGCTGAGTACGGTCTGGAAGAAGCTTTTCGGCTACAACCATGGCGTGATCGTGGCCAGGCGCTTCTACGAGAGCGTCTCGCTCCACCGGCTGCAGCAGCGCGAGCTGGTGCCCGGCGAGCGCGATATCCCGGTCGAGATCCGCTTCGAGCCGGAGCCAAAGCAGGAGATGTTCCTGGCGTGCCTATGGCGCTACGTCGAACCAGCGGACGGGGAAGATGGGTTCTACACCTTCGCCGCGATCACGCGTGACCCGCCGCCCGAGGTGGCGCAGGCTGGGCACGACCGCTGCATCATCGCCCTGAAGCCGGAGAACATCGACGCGTGGCTGGAGCCGAACCCGGGCCACCTATCGGCGATGTACGCGATTCTCGACGACCCGATCGACGCCTATTACCAGCACGAGCTGCCGGAGAAGAGGTGAATTCCGATCCCGTCCAGGTGCCTTGCCCCGATCTGCAGCATGCGATCAATGAGGCCGTGCTCCGAGCTGGCGTGATCAGCTTTGACGCGCTCGCGCTGAACTATCGCCCCGATGCGGCCGATGGCCACGTCACTTGGGTTGACCGCATGTTCTGGCCCGAGGACTGGAAGTCCATCGACCTGCAGAAGGCCCACGACATCCTCGCGTCGCTCCGAGAAGGGTACGGGCTGCCCCTCATCAATGTGATTGAGCGTCCCATCGGTCAGCCGCATGAGGATCCGCGGCTTGGCCAAGAGATCGGGTGGCAAGTCATCGATGAGGACGGTTTTCACCTGTATCACCTCGCTCGCGCGATCGGCGTGACCCACGTGTACACGCAATGGATGGAGCCCTATTACGACGCGGACAACCCGTCGGCCTTCTCATATCGGCCAAAGCGCTTGGGGGCGGGAAGATGACGGGTATCCGCGAGCCAACAGCTGAAGGGAGGCGCCGCTACACAGAAACAGGCGGCTATCTAACTGAGCTGCTCCATCCGATCCCGTGCACGTGCGTTGAGACGTGCGAGCCTCTTTGCGCCGGCGAGTGCGGTTGCCTCGCCTGCGGCGTTCTGTTCACGATGTTCTGCGATGAAGCGGGATGCTTTCCCGAGAACAAAGCTGAGCTGGAGCACGCCATGTGGCGATACCGCGGTAAGCCCACCTCGAAGTGATTGCGGTCCAGAGTCCCGGCTCTCTGGCTGCTGCCCTTTACCATTTCTACACCGAAGAAATTCTAGTTTTGCCTATCGCAGGGGGTAGCCGCTTTTGCGAGGTGATCAGGCCATGCAAGACGTCGTAGGGTTGCATCAGGGTGTCCACTACGAAGCGACGTACCGAGAGCAGGGCGATTCAGCACTCTGGAGCGCTACCTTGGTGCGCGGTAACGAACTGATGCTCGCCGAAGGATCCGTTTCAACCACCGGCACTCACTGCCTGGACGTTTCCGTGCTGGTCCATTTTGCCGTGCAGCGCCGGATAGAAGATTTCTTCCAATGGATGCCGGCGGCCAGCCATCGGCCCAGGCAGTACGCGAGCGGCAGATAGAAAGAGGGGCAGCCCGAGGATCGCAGGCTGCCCCTGCACTCGCCCAGCGGCTCCCACGGCACAGGGGGTGCGGCCATAGGCCACGGAACGAGCGCCAACTGGGCGGGTGCAAAACAAGGCTACGTCCGCTTGGGTGGTGGCGTGGTCGGCGCATCGTCGAAACCACCATCACGAAGGATCGTGCTTCGTGAAAGCCGTGCTTAATTCTTGCCGAGGGCCTTGGCCACATCCTTGGCCATGACGCCAACTTTGCGCACGGCGAGCCGCAGCTCAGCCTCGGTGACGCCCCATTTCTCGGTCCAATACCGGACCTCGTAGAGTTCGTTTACGTTGACGCGGTCGGCGTCCTGCGGCCCGCGTTTGCTCTTGTCGTCGGCCATGGCGGTTACTTCGTAGAAGGAAGCGGGGCCATAATTTCCACAGGTCGGGTCAATCCGCGGTCAAAGTCCCGCCAAGGCAGTGTCGCCGGGCGGGCGCGGCGTGATAGCTTGCGGACGTACCACAGCCTTCACAGGGGGAGGCTCAATGATCATCCAGATACTGGCCAACGGCGCTGCCGTGGCCGTCAGCCTGCTGCTGGCGCACCGGTCCTCTCTCGAAGGACTCTTTGGCCCATGTAAGCGAACCGCGGGCATCTACGCGGCCGGAGGAGTGGACGGCGGCCGCGCTTAGGCGAGGGGCGAAAGCACGGCCGCCATCCGGGCGCCCGTTCCCGGGCAGTGCATTATTAGCCAGGCGCGCACATCTGGGAACCTCGCTTGGCAGAGGGGATGTCATGCCGATCATGGGACGCCTTGCCGATCATGAGACGCTACGCCGATTTTCCCCTTCAGGTCATCTGGGTGGCGCGAACAGCGACTTCGATGAGAGGGACGATGGGTTGCCATTCCCGCCGTCACGCCAAGGTATCAACCGATGGCGCACCGTCAACCAATGAAAAGCTGCAATACCGGAGCTATACATACGCAACGCTTGTGGGGCGACTTCCGAATGTTTCTCGCCGGCAAGGAACCCAGCGATGAGCTAATTTCCGCGTTTGCGACAATGGTTGAAAACAGGGCGGACTGTGATACGTATGGCCTACCGATTGTCGGTTGCGGCGAAGCCATCGTTGTCGAGCTGAATAGGCTCATTGCTGCACAGGTGTGATCAACCACCAACCCGCAGCGGGCACTTCCGTCGAATGGACGACCCCAGCCAAAAAGCCCTCATTTTTACGGTGATTTTTACGGTTGGCCCGTAAACGGACCAAAGAAAAAGGGCCTGCATCGCTGCAAGCCCTTGATTCTTTGGCGGAGAGGGTGGGATTCGAACCCACGGTACGCTTACACGTACGCCTGATTTCGAGTCGGGTGCATTAGCTATCAACACGTGCTCCAATATCCATGGACGGGGCGTCCGATTCGTCTCGAAGGGCTGGTTAACTCCGTGGCATGGGAAAAGCCGAAGCACTCTCGAAAAGCTGTGAGGCGGGCAGGTGAGCTCTTAGAACGAGAGCCGGACGACCTGGACCGTGAATTGAAACGCGTTATCGACGTGCTGGATGTTCCCGGCTTTGGAGAAGAACAGCTCGCTGACGGCAGGGCCGCGATAGCGCGCGTCCAAGCGTGGGTACAGGCGCGCTTGGTGTTGCTTCAATGGCGTTCGTCGCATGGCTATCCGCTAAACACCTTTCAAGCCCGGCTTCGCCAGCGCGCGCACCTGGTCGACCAGGGGGCGCTCTTTGCACAGCGATTGAAGCGCGAGTCGTCGATCGTTGCCAAGCTGCGACGATTCGACAACATGGACTTGTCACGCATGCAGGACATAGGCGGCTGCCGCGCCATAGTGCGAGATATCGCCGCAGTGAACGCCATAGCCAAGGACTTCTTGAATGGAAGAGCCAGGCACGAGCTGGAAAAAATAGACGACTACATTCAATCCCCGAAGGACGACGGCTATCGAGGGGTCCACCTTATTTACCGGTATGTTGGACGAGGGTTCGGTGAGAACTTCAACGGCCTGCGCATTGAGGTTCAGCTCCGCACGCAAGTTCAGCACGCTTGGGCGACTGCAGTTGAAACGGTGGGGCTCTTCAGACGAGAGGCCATCAAGGCGGGCGAAGGCGATGAAGCTTGGAGGCGGTTCTTTGCTCTGGCGAGCGAAGCATTTGCGTGGCTAGAAGGCGGGATGCCTGAGGGATACCTCCACGTATTTGCTCAAGATCTTCATATCGAATTGAGCGATCTGGTCTACGACCTGGATGTCTTTGGCCGAATGCAGAGGTACCGCGACGCCCTGAAGCTCGCCCTCACGGGCAAGAAGCAGCGCTTCTACCTGCTCGCCCTAGACCTGGAGAGAGAGGAACTACGGGTCGTGGGTTATGGCCAAAACGAACGTGCCCAGGCCGAGAAGGCCTATGCGGACATGGAGAAAGAACTCCGCGGTTTCGGTGATGTTGTTCTGGTTTCGGTAGAAAACATAATGTCGCTCCGAAAGGCCTTTCCAAACTATTTTGCGGACACAACCCTGTTCCTGGATACGCTGAGATCAGTGTTGGGCTGGGGTGGTCAGGAACAGCCCCCGAACTGGTGGGAGCAGTGGGTCGAGATCGCGAACGCTCCGCCGCGGGACGATGACAACGCGCAGCTTGAGTTGTTCTAGTGCCCCTTGCCATAGCCAGAGCCCTCGGTACGTCGCATCAGGGCCGGGCAATGATGTGAGTACGGTTGTGAGTACAGATTGTTCCAGTCCATGGCGTAGTCTATGCAGCCCAAGGCCTTTCGCCGGTTGGTTCGATTCCGTCTCCGGGCGCCCAACATAGGCGCTCACGTTGCTGCGCCGTGCGTCTCCAGGTAATCGATCAGTTGCCATCCGCTCACGAACGTCTTGCTTCCTTCGGTGAATCCTCCCAGCTTGCCTTCCGATATCAGCCTTTTGGGCACTCCGCTGCCGGCTGCATAACCAAGTACTGCAGCTACTTCGGACATCGAATACACAGGTTTGAAGACGACCATCCGGCGCACTAGCTGCTCCCGGCTTTGTTCGGCTTCCTGTTTGAGGCGGAACTCGGCCTGGGCCTTGGTTTCCTTGAGCTGGACATTGCATTCCGGATGCTCATTCCGCACGGCCATGCGCTCGGCGTCCAGCGCTTCTGACCGACTGGGATACCACTCAGTTGTCATTTTCGCGATGCGTCGGAACCAGTGCGAGTGATCGCGGTGCTGCGATAGACGGTGCACCGCGCTCAAGGAAACTCCCACGTAAAGGAGCTTTCCATCCGCATCGAAGTGACGATAAAGGGCCGTTTCGGCAGCTGTTGAGCTAGTGCCATCTGCCACTATTTGACTCCCTGGCTAATACGCAAAGGTTATGTGTCCGCAGGCGGGTCCGCAAACGTCGATCGGCCAGAAGGTTATAAGCCGCTCGTCTCAGACCATGACATTCCAAAATAGGAACGTAAGTGTCTGATTGAATTGGTGCTCAATGGTACGTTTTTGCACGCTTTGCAACTTGCAAGAAACCGATCTAACTAACGGAAAACAATGAGAAATTCCGCAATTTTGTTCGTGTGCCTGGGCAACATCTGCCGTTCGCCGCTGGTGGAGGCCGTGGCGCGCCAGCGCAGCGCCCAGGCGGGCCTTGCGCTGACGCTGGCTTCCTGTGGCACCGGGCACTGGCACGCAGGCAAGGGGGCTGACCCACGGATGGTCCGCGCGGCCGCCGATGCGGGCTATGACCTGTCGCCGCATCGGGCGCGGCAAGTGCGGGCGGCCGATTTTCAGGATTTCGACTGGGTGCTGGCGATGGATCAGGACAATCTGGAAACGCTTCAAGGACTGCGCCGCGACGGCTCGGAACCGGCCTTGTTCCTGCCCTGGGCAGGCGTTGCCGCGCCGGTGGAGTTTCCCGATCCGTACTACGGCGACACCGATGGTTTCCGCCGCTCCGTGGCGCTGGCCGAGCAGGGCGTGGATGGCCTGCTCGCCCGCCTGCGGCGCCGGTGAGCGGATAGAATCACGCGATGCAGTCCACTCCGCCGCCGCAAGCCTTCGACGGCAAGGCTTTCGTCAAAAACCTCAGTACCTCGCCCGGCGTCTATCGTTATTTCGACGAGGACGGCGATCTCCTGTACGTGGGCAAGGCCGGCAATCTCAAGAAGCGCGTCGGCAGCTATTTCCTCAAGCCGCGGATGGAGCCGCGCATCGCGGCGATGGTGTCGCAGATCGCGCGCGTCGAGATCACCATCACCCGTACCGAGGGTGAGGCGCTGCTGCTGGAATCGCAGCTGATCAAGTCGCTCAAGCCGCGCTACAACATCCTGCTGCGCGACGACAAAAGCTATCCGTACATCTATCTGTCCGGCGGCGAGGACTATCCGCGGCTCGCCTTCCATCGCGGTGCACGCAACATGCCGGGTCGTTATTTCGGCCCGTATCCGAGCACGTTCGCCGTGCGCGAAAGCCTCAACTTGATGCAGAAGCTGTTCAAGGTGCGCCAGTGCGAGGACAGCTATTTCAAGAACCGTTCGCGCCCCTGCCTGCAACATCAGATCGGCCGGTGCACGGCGCCGTGCGTGCAGCTCATCACCGTCGACGACTATCGCAACGATGTGCGCCACGCCGAGATGTTCCTCGAGGGCCGCAGCAGCGCGGTGATCGACGAACTGGCCGGGCAGATGGAGCAGGCCAGCAAATCGCTGGAGTTCGAGCGCGCCGCTGCGTTCCGCGACCAGGTCGCCGCGCTGCGCAAGCTGCAGGCCGAGCATCACGTGCAGGGCGCCAGCGCGGACATGGACGTGCTGGCCTGCTGCATCGAAGCGGGCATGGCCTGCGTGAGCGTGCTGTTCTTCCGCAACGGCATCAGCCTGGGTACGCGCGATTTCTTCCCGCGCCTGCCGCTGGATGCCGAACCGGCCGACGTGCTGGAGCAGTTCATCGCGCAGTACTACCTGGATCGACCGGTGCCGCGCGAACTGATCCTCGGCGAGACCCTGCCGACCCAGCAGATCCTCGGCGAGATGCTGGCGCAGCAGTCGGGCCACGCGGTGGAGCTGAAATCCAGCGTGCGCGGCGAACGCGCGCGCTTCCTGCAGATGGCCGAGCGCAATGCGCAGGCCTCGCTCACCGCCCGGCTCGCCAGTCGTCAGACACTGGGTGCACGCTTTGACGACCTGCAGAAATTGCTGGAGCTGGACGAATCGCCGCGCCGCATCGAATGCTTCGACA